CCATCCATCCATCCATCCACGGCAGCGAGCAAATCTGCCACTGCTATGCGTAGCCTGTCAAAATCAAGCACCGCCCGATCGGAGTCCCAGGCGACCTTATGTGCTTTGCGCCATTCGACGGCACAGTGGATTACCAACGCGGCTCGGTCTTTAGAACCCACCGCCGTGAGATCAGCCCCCCGAGCGTCCGTCTGAAAGTGTTTCCGCTGGCGCTTACGCATCACGTTCGCCTGTGCCGCTCTGTCATTTGGTTCTCCGATGCCGTTCTTGGCGGGCTATATCAAGCTGCCGCCGATGATCGCAATGGATGCACTGTCCCGGAGGTGCCAGCGACTTGAGCGGTTTGGTTTTGACCGTATCGGACTGCTTAAAGCTTTCAGCCAAACCCATCGATCGCGCTTCTTCGGGAACAGTTGCCATTGGAATGTCGATGTATGGTTCCTCGACGACGAGAGTGCTACGGGATTGCCGTGGCTGAGGACATGGCCCAAGCCGATGCCGTGTTTTGCATATCCTGCAAAGCTGCTCATCCATTCCGTAACGTTATCACGTAACGTTACGGTGTATCAATAACGTTACGCCGTCTCCCCATCCTCTCCCTCAGAACCATCCTCTCCCTCAGTCGCCTCACCCTCGATCACCTTCGTAGACCCGCCAATCCCCCGTAGCTGATCTAATCGCTCCCGTGCGCGCGCGACCAAGTCGAACATCTCAGCCGCACGCTGATCTCCCGGCATCTCCGTGAGACGCTGCGCTAGCGTCAACTCGTGCCGCTCCACAAACATCCCGATCTCTCGGCCCAACAACTCCAAGGCTTTGTTGGCGACGAAGCCATTGTATTGGTATTCGCCGGTCGGATTGCCGTCTTTATCAAGTACAGGCTTCAACGTCATCGCGCGCTCTACGTTTTCTTTCAAGCGTTCGAGAATCCAGGTCTTCGAAACCGTGGCTTTATCTACCGCAAGCGCCACCGATTTGCGGTTTATTTCCTCGCGTTCACGCAGGAGTTCGGCAACACGCGCCGTTATATCGGTGGCCTTAGCTAGCTTTGCGGGCGCTGATCGGTTTCTGACTGGAACGTAGGTGTAGCCGGCGTCTCTGTAGGCGTCGGTTTGCATTTTACCGCTCGCCAATCCCTGGGCGAAGAGTTCTCGGCGTGGGTTCTTGATGGCTGGCATGGTGCTTTACGCCGCTATGACACATTTGGTCATTTGCGGCGGCTTTCCTCGGTTTCCTGGAGCCCCTCATAGGGGACTGGCTGCCGCACCGCTTTCTCGAACACGCGCGTTAGGGCCTGCCGCCCTTCTGGGGTGATGTAGACGTGGCTCTCTCCTGCCCCATTTCCGGCATTGTCTATCCACCCACGTTTAGCACACGCGGACATCGTGCTCTCGCGATCATTGCTTTTGCTCAAAGCGGAGCATCCACAACATTCGAAGGTGGCCCGTCGTGACTAACCAAGGCACCGGCCTCGATCCCGTCAGCGCGCGGCAAAGCTCCTCGCTTTCGCCCGAACGCGCGGGCAGGTTCGCGCCTTGCTGGCGCTACCCCGGCGGCTCTCACCACCGTCGCATCCCGAAGGATCACCCGGCTTGCGGCGTGGTCGCGATCATGGATCACGCCGCACCCTCCGCACGTCCAGGTGGCGATCCCAGGCCGAAGCCTGGGACCTATCCAACCGCAGCCTTCTTCGGGACAGACGCCCGTGCTGCGCTGAAATCGTCCGATGACGCGCCATTCCCGACACGCCCATTCGCTCTTGTAGCGAAGCATCCGCAGAAGCTCGCCCAGACTGGCGTCGGCGAAGGACTTCGCCAACCTCGTCTTCATCAGACCTTTCAGGTTCAGGTCTTCGACCGCAAACCCCTCGAAAGTGTCCACCATCCTGCACGTCAGTCTGTGCAGAAAGTTCTGTCTCAGGTCGCGCACGCGACGATGTGTCTTGGCCAGTCGCATTACGGTGCGGCGGCGGTTCACGCCCCCTTTGCGGCGCCGATCGCGCTCCCGGTTCAAACGTCGAACGCGCTTTTCAGCCTTCCTGGCATAGCGCGGCGGCGCGATCTTCTCGGCGTCGGACCAAGCTGCCAACGCGGTCAGGCCATGGTCGATGCCGATCGTGGGCCGGGTCGGCGTCTTGTATTCCTTCGGGTTGGCGTCGAACTGGATCGACACATGCCATCCGTCCGGTTCCTGGGTCAGCGCAACTTGTTTCAACGCCGCGCCCCGAGGCACCTCAAGCCCCCGCACGCGCACCCAGCCAATCTTCGGCAGACGCACCCGGCGCGGCTCGATCCGGCATTCGCGGCCAACGAACGAGAAGGCGTCGGCATGGTCATCGCGGCGCTTGAACTGCGGAATACCGGATTTCTTCGGCTTCAGCGGCGGCAGCCCCGAGGCCACCCGCGCCGCGCTTCGCGCTTTTCGTTTCGCGTCGATGCGCTGAAACTCGACCTTGTTGCGGATGTAGTTCTTCAGTGTCCGATCGAAGTTCTGCGCTGTCATTTGTGCCGCCCGATGGGGCAGCCCACGGAGCTTGTCGTCCTCTTTCAGCAACTTCGGCAGCATGGCGGACAATTCGGCATAGAAGACGAACTTTCCCTCGGCCTTCATCCGCGCGTTGTTCATCGCGGTGAACAGGTTCCAGAGATAACGGGTCTGGCCGCCGAACCGCGCACACGCCTTTACGCCAGCGCCCAGCACCTTGCCCTTGCGCGCCTGGGTGACTGGCATGGTCACGCGAACAGTTCGCGCAGCCGGAGCCGCCCATGCTGACCGATCAAGCACTTGAGCAAAAGCAATAGGTCCCTCGTGCTCTTGTAGACCCAGGAGGGCGTGGATGGGGGATTCCTACACAAGGCCAGAAGCACCTCGAATTGCGCGTGCGTGGGAAGACGCTTACGCTTGCGCCTGCCTTGAGGTAAATCCCGCGCTCTTTGCCATCCCTCGATTGCATCGGCCATGTGCTCTCCTAAAAAGTTGGCACGGTCTGGGGCATCTGTCCTAGCGTAGGCGCCGGGCAGTTTTACCTTCTGCCCCCGTGTTCCTAGAATTACTCCGACTGAGTTTGGTCTGATTGATGTTCGGCTGCGCCCGTGATGTCCGCGTCGCCGGGAATTTCCTGATACAGAAGCCTGTTTAGCTGCAAGATTTTGATCAGTCGATCAAACCCATGCTCATCAGCCAGCACGGCGTTCACCTCGAACGTACCGTTAGGCGCATTACTCGCGCGGATGCTGTTGGTCTCTGGCATTGGCGTTATCGTTCCATAGAGGTGCGGCGACCCGGGACACTCGGGTGTGGATTAACCCCCGTCTGCCGTTTGTAGGCGTTCTTATAGCTCGCGATGACCATGACGACGTGATCGTAGCGGGCATTCACGCCTAGAGCGATCTCGCTGATGCTCTCGCCTGCGACGCGCCTACGCCAGATACGGTGGTCGCGGTCTCGCTCGGCTTGGGTCTTAGCGGCCATCTTGAAGCCCCCATGCACTATTGCACCGACACTTTGACATCGCGAATAAGGCCGATTGGAAAACTGAGGCAGCAGCACTAGGGACAACCCGGCATTAAATTCATTGGCGAGTTGGTTGGCGAGGAAGGCGATGTCTGCCTCGAATGCATCCTTTTCAGCGGCGATGAGGGTGCCGACCACGATGCGCTTGATCCTCACCAGATGCGCTCCGCGAGGTTGAAGCCGGCCGCGATAGCCAGGTAGAAGCCGGCGGCGAACATCGCACAGCCAATGGCCATGAGGCAGCCAGCACCAAGCAGCAGGATCAGTTCTCGCCACATGACGCCTTTGTCCCATTGCTGGTTTCGCTCATGAGCAACTTTAGCTGCCGAACCAAACCCATTGCCACAGCGCCAGCCTTAACACCGTTCTCAGCCAACCATTTGTTCAGATCGGCCTCAAATTGCTGCGCCGCTTCTGCGTGCTCAGGACTTTTGGCCGTGACCTTGACGCTCAACGGCACGGCCGAGGCTTCCTGATAGAGCCTGTTCATCGCCTCGGCCATTTCGCGGTGCGTGGGGTGTCGTTCAGCCATCTTGCGGCTCGTCGTACAGAGCGCGGTAGATCGCCGCCGCGCCACGCCTCATAGCCGGTCCTGTCGCAGCAGCGCCATCTTGCGCCTCGCCTCTCGCTGCGCGTTCGGCCAATTCTGCCGGGTGCATAGGAAAAACTGGCGGCTCGAACACCGAACGCCGGATGGCGATACCGATGCGGGATTGAAGGATCGCCGTTGCACGCGCCCATTCTGCGACCGTGAGACGGATGTTGAGTTGCCGGCTCATGTCCTCAGCGCAATCCTTGGCGACGGCCTGCGCGACCTCGTCAATCTCCGGGAGCCAGCGCTCAGCATGATCGGCTTTAGCTGCGGCGCGGATGGCCGCGTAACGCTCCGATTGTTGTAGATACTCCGATTGTTGTAGATAACGAGCCATCACGGTTCCTTTCAGAATTCTTCAAGAACGCGGCGGGCAACCTCCAGCTTGCACTGATATTTGTTGGCCTGGCAGCCGTACATACAGACACGATCATGGCTTGGCTTCACATCAAATTGCCAGTGCTGACCATCCCAAACCGACATCGTATCCGTAGGCCGGGCATACCACGCCTCGCCGCAGTTACACACCCGCCGATCATCCTTGTACCGTTCGACAAGCTGCTCCCAGGCATGAGTCGTAGCGGCCTGCGCTGCTTCGGCTCTTTGGTAGATTTCGAGCACTTCTTTTGGAAACCGGCTCATCCGAGAAACTCCCACAGAGCATAGGCGACCAGCCACAGCATCGCGCCTAGGGCTATGCCGTTGATGATACCGCGAACCGGGTCAAGGTTGTCGTCACGATCCATCACGACTCCTTGGTCCAATCCTTCGAGTCGTACATCTCGACCTTGCGTTTGCCAAGGTTCCCGTCAGCGTTGAACAGGGTCAGCACCGGACGTGTTCTGCCGTTGCGCGTCCCGAACTCCGTGACCTGACCGCGCTGTTCTATCCTCCTCGGCTTCCATCTAAATACTATGTTCTTCGAGAGCACGTAGATTTCCCCAATCTTAACGGGAGACGCCTCAATGCTCGCCAGCCTCAGCGTTTCCAAAGCATCGTTCAGTTTCAGTTTGGCGACTACCACACGTGCATTGGCTTCATCTAAGGTCATTAGTTCTGTCCAATCCGGAACGGGCGGTTCGAGCAAGGGCGCTTGAGAGCGAACATAATCGTCATCCTACCACAGTCATCCTACTTGAAATACCCCCGTATAGCACGTAGGTAAGGGGTGGCGCGAATTGCGTCCATAGCGCGCGCCTCGGCGAGACAGGGGCGGAGACAGAAGATGCGTTTCATGGAAAAGATCATCGCCAAGCGCTGCATCGGCGATTTGCTCAAAGCCGGATATTCGATTTCGGTCAACGACGGCGAAGAAACCACGTTGCGCCGCTCGACTGACCGCAGCGCGATTTTCGCAGCGATGGCTACTACCGACGAAGACTGGCTCTGCGTTCACAAAGCCGAGCAGCCGATCTACCCCGAAGATGACGATACCCGTCGCTCGTTTGGTTGGGTGCGTTTCATCTACGGGAACGAAGGGCCATACGTGATCAACGACTACACGACAAATCTCGAAAGTGACATGGCTGGCGTGCTCGCTCTTGCCGACAAGATGGACGCCTGAGCGATGGTCAACCATCCCCGTCGTGGTGGGCGCGCCTTCTACAAGGCGCGCGTCACCTGGGATTACCGGCGCGGCGACGAAGACGGGATCACGCTCAGCATCAATGAGAAGGATTTCGGCACGTGGGCGCAAGCTCGCCTTTGGATCGAAGCCGAAATCCCGAAGCGCGATTACCGCCATCCGAGCGACAAAGAGCTTGATCTTGATGTCGTCTATCTCGATGAACTTGGCAATTTCGCGGACGCCGAAGGCGAACCTTGCGAGAGCCGCCGCATTGCGATGTATGAGCGCGGCCCGCAAGAATGGACGTGGGCTGATGAGAGTAACGGGGGAGGGGCGCGATGAGTTCATATTCATGCGACTGCGCTTCGCCCGAAGACGGCAAGTGGGCTGATATCCATAGTTCGCAGTGCGCCATCTTTAAGTGCGGCTCGCGTGGCAAGCAGGCGGCGGTATCGCCTCCGGGTGACGTAGAGCCGACCTACTGCGAAGAATGCTGCCCCGACCATGAATATGAATACGAGCGGGGCGAAGGTCATCGGTGCAAGACGTGCCATGCCGAGCCTCCGCGCGACTGGTTTGATGTCGAGTGCTGAACCATGCCGCAGCCTGACATCTTCGACCGCGAAGACCTGCCGTTTCCAAGCAGCCTGCCCGATTTGGTGCTCTTGTTGCGCGCCGACTGATCCGTTCCACGCGGAACATTAACCCATCAGCCCGTATGGTTCGTCGCCCAACGGGCTTTTGAGGTGCCAATCAAAGGAGGATATCAGGTGGCCGATGATCTGCCAAACGAAGGTTGGGCCTATTTGCTCAACGCGAGGAAATGGCACTACTTCCGCGCCAATGGCCGCTCGCTTTGCGGGAAGTGGTTGCGTTTCGGGAAGAGCGGCGCAGAGCAAGGCAACAATGACAGCGCGGACAACTGCGCAGCATGTCGGCGCAAGATTCTCACCAATATCGTTCCGCCGAAGGAGGCCGCATGACCGAGAACAGCAAAGACGTAGCCGCCGACATCGCGGCCTTGCTCCGCGCCCGCCGTCTCTACGCCACCGGGAGCGCGCTGGCGCTGCAAGCCATCGCCCGGGCAACAGCTTGCCGGACGCTCCGTGGACCGCCAGGCGGTCGCGCAGGGGCATCACAGCCACGATAACGGGGCGACCTGGCACACACACAAAGGATAGCACCATGACAGACCGGGAAAGGGCGACGGGAATGGCCGGCCAGGTTCAGCTAGCCATCGGAAGCGGGAATTGGGGTCGGAGCGCCATAGTCGATATGCTGGTGGATTTCGCTTCTACGGCGCGGGCTGAAGAGCGCGAGCGGTACGCCGGCAAAGCCGAGGTCGAGCGCGACGACTACATGCACGCGCTCGACGACATCGCGAACATCATCCGCGCGGTAGACAATCGTTGCATGGTAGCGGATGGGCCGGTCACGCCAACGCTCAAGGAGATGACACAGGCAGAGATCAGCCGCATCTATGAGCTTGCATGCCTGCCGCAGCAACGCGAGGACGAACGACGCCGAGCCGAAAGCGACGCCGATGTTGGCGAGTGGCGCATATGACGGGTGCAGAGCTAAATGCGTGGAGGAAAAGGATGGGTCTCACGGTCGCCGAGGCGGCCGAAGCCCTGATGATCTCCCAAACCCGCCTCATCGATAACCTCTACGTCCATGATCGTCCGCCCTCTCACCGTACCTCGGAGATGGCGATCCGCCTTGAAGTAGCAAGATTCAACGAGAGGGCAAAGTCATGAAACTCCCCTACGCTCCCATCGGCCGCAGCTACAGGAATGGGTTCTGGTCCGGTGCCTTTGTCGGGAACGCAGCGGCCGTTTTCTTCCTGCGCCCCGCCTCATGGTTTACCGTCGTCGCACTTTTATTCGCTGCGGTGGTTCTCGATTTCAGGGCCTCGCTTTGGGAAGCCCTGGTTTGCGACGCGCCGCAGCCAGAACCCCACGAAGGAGGTGATGCTCGATAACTCCCAACTCCGCGTCGTCGCCTCGGTGCCGGGCAGCGCCAGGAGGCCAGCCGTTCCATCGCCGCAGGACAGAGCATCGCGAAGTGCTGCGGACGAAGGGACACAGCCGATTAGTCGAGCCAAGCGTAAGCGAATAAGCCGCCCGAGGCGACGGCTCCGAGGCTCGATCCGCCCGCAGCACGCGCAGGCTAACATAAGATCCGGCCCCGTCAGAGCAATCTGGCGGGGCTTTCTTCTTCCACAAGCGCGTCCGCCGGGACAACGAGCGCCAGGAGCAGAAATAGGCAACAGCCGAGCGCGACCAGGCTCACCACAGTTCCGGAATGCCATCATTGAACGGCGCCGGCTCCGCGTCATAAGCCGCTATCGCTGACTTCGCCTGTGCCCGGGTCCACTTCTTGACCGCATCGCTGGCGTTGCTCCAAACGGGCGATGGTCGTTGACCACCATCAAGGTCGGGCACCCTCCAGTGCGTCATGTAAATGGCCTCAGCGACCCGCTCTATGTCGTCGTCGTGGTTCATGGTATATTCCCGTCGTCAAAGGAGGGCAAATGCCATGGTTTTGATCTGCGAGGTTCTCTTCATCGTCTGCATGTTCCTGTGGCTCCTGACCGCGTTACCCTTCCCGCAGGCTGCGCCCTATAGCTCGGCGCGGAATTTCCTAGCCTGGTTCGCGGTGCTGTTCCTCGGGCTCATCGTCTTTGTCCAGGCGCCGGGAGCGTTTCGCTAATCTGTTCGCCGCGCGGAACGGGTTCGGTATCCGGGTCGAAACCCCGGCGCGCGCCCTCCTGAGTAGCCTCCGCGTTAGCGATGGCTTCCTGAATGGCCATCTCGATCGCCTGGGGAAGCTTCTCCAGCACATCGGCGATCCGCTTCAAGGAGATCGCTGCCGAGGCGTAGAAAGCGCCGGGATCGATCATGTGGATATCCGGTTCGAGCCGATTCACCGTGCCGAGATAGCCTTCGACGCGCTCTTTCTCGCCAGCCATTTCAGTCTCCGTTGTGGGGGTTGTTCCGCGTGGAACCGAGTTTCAAACACCGCAAACCCCTTCGCACTCGTTGGCGAAGAGATCACCCTGGCGATTTCTTCGCGCCACAATTGCTGCAAAATCGATCTCAACGAGCGGCTGGCAAGACGAATGAAGGAATAGGCGCCCTCGGAACCGAGCGACATTTGCATTGCTGCGCAGCGCAGTATCGACGCCGCAGGCATACCCAAAATCGGCCGGCGAATTCACCTGGCGAGAGAGCCACTGCTCTGGCGATTGAAACGCACAATAGACGCATGACGACTTCGGAGCACGTCGGCGATACCGATCCCACAGCCACCTGGCGCAAGCCGCACGATCTAGCCGGGCCTCGATCAGCGGCCAACGGTTGACCATGAACGCGACGCCAGCCGGCTTCATCCGATCGGCCTCGTCAATCGAAATGCCGATCCATTGCTCGACGCTGCCGGGCGCGATGTATGAGCGCGGCCCGGCGCCGAGCAGTCTCCTAACCTCGCGCCGTATCGGCCTAATCTTGAAATTTCGCGTGCATTGGCGCTTCGCTAAACCCGATCCTTCGACGAAGGCTGGAATGCGCGCCTCATCGTCGCCACCGAGCATTGCCTCGCTCAGTCGCCCGCGCGTCGGCCGATAAACCGGAAACGGCAGAACGCCGCAAAGCCATTCGAGGTGCGCGTAAGTTTCGGCACCCTCGTCCTGGGTGTCGGCGAATATCGCGCAGTCCGGCATAGGCCCGATCTCGCCATGAGCGGCCATCAGCGCGAGCGTCGTGCTTTGGACTCCTGCACCGAGGGAAAGGACGCGCATCATCCCTTCGGCCCCGGACAGGGTTGCGCCGCCAGGAAGGTATTCCGTCCGTGCCCGCAGTCCTTACATGACCCGTCACTTCCCCATGAATGCTGGCGCTCCTTCCGCTCGCGCTGGAGTTCCTCGATACGCTTCCTGATCTCGGCGCTGTCGTCGGCGGCTCTGGCGTTGTCGTTGATCCGCGCTGGTTCTGGCATATCCAAGATGCGGTGGGCGGCTTCAAGCGCGGCCTCGATGCTTCCGAAGTATGCGATCACCTCCGGGGTGATGACCAGCCGGCGACCACGCGCCACATAGTCCGTCGTCGGATCGACTGCCCTGATCTGCTGAATCAAATTCTCGATCGCCGCTTCGTCCAAATCGCTTGCTACCTGACCAAACATCACTCTCCCCCTTCCCTTGCGGCCGCAGCCTGGCTGGCCAGGAGCCTCTGTCCGTGCAGGTGCTTATCATACCCGTAGCGGTCGATCCAGTTCGGTTCGGTCGCGTTCCGGGCTCGGGCTACCCATTGGATCCACGTTTGATGCCAACCTTTTTCATCCCGTGCCGTGTTTCGCCCCTTACCCTCAGTCCAGTATCCGACAAAGAGGTCCGATTGGGTATAGCCGTCAACCTTCGGATACGATCGGTAGGTCTCCCCGATCCAGTCCATCGACACCGGATATCCAGCCTTCCACCTATACCGCGGCGCGGTTTCTTTCTGACCCATATCGTCAGATATGGGTTCTTTCTTTCCTTTAACTTTAACTTTGAATGCTTTGCCATCGGGTTCCGTCTGGGTTCCGTCTGGGTTACCCGGTTGCCCCCCCTGCCCGTTAACCTGATCGGAACCTGTAGGTTTACCTCTGGGTTCGCTAGGTATTTGATTTTGTTCATTTCCAGATGGCCTGCCACCAAATTTTCCGTTCTCCCGACTCCGCTCCATTCGTTTAGCGACATCGGCCCATACCGTTTCAAGTTTTTGATTCCGCCAGGAGCGTTCAGAGAGATCAAAAAATCCTTCAATGCGAGGGCGGATTTTGATCCATTGGCCGGACGATAGCCCGAGTAGGCGTGCCAAATCCTTATTGTTGTCGGGGAAAGGAGTGCAATTGCGGAGCCACGTTTTAGCCAGCAGCTTGGCGTAGGCCCACTGTTCGGCATTTGAGAGGTGGTCGGTCTTGTTGAAGAAATCGCCCCACCACATAGGCATGCTAGGTAGTTGGCTCATACAGCAAGATTCTCAAAGCGTTGCCGTTCACCCGACCACGCCGCCGTGACGGTGCCGGTGCGGCCATGGCGGTTTTTGGCGATGATGATCTCGGCCAAGCCGCGCACTCGATCCATGTCGGAATTCCAGTCAGCTTCGCGCGCTCGGTAGGCTTCTTCGGTGTCGGTAGCGCTTCTTCGCCGGGGGTTGGAGCGCTCGACGTAGTATTCTTCGCGGAACAGGAACAGGACAACATCGCTGTCTTGTTCCACGTCGCCAGATTCTCGAAGATCAGAGAGTTGCGGCCGCTTGTCCTCGCGCTGCTCGACCGAACGGTTTAGCTGGGACAGCACCAATATCGGCACGCCAAGCTCCTTGGCGGTCATCTTGATCATGCTGGTGGCGTCGCCGATCTCCAGGCGCCGGTTCTCCTGCTTCCCGCCCTGCCGGATAAGCTGGAGGTGGTCGATGATGATCAGTTCGAGGCCAAACCTTCGTTTGTGCCGGCGCGCGCGCTGGCGCATCTGGGCGACGCTGAGGCGGGGTTGGTCGTCAACGTCTATGGGGAGGGTCGCGAGGTACTGTTGGGCCTCTACCAGCCTTCCCCACTCGTCCGCCGCGATGTTTCCCAAGCGCTGCTGGTCCGTGGTGATCCCGGAGATACCCGCAAGCCAGCGCTGGGCTAACTCTTCCTTGGTCATTTCGAGGGAGAAGAACAATGATCGTTTGCCGGCCTGGGCAGCGTTCAGTGCAACGGTCGCGGCGAATGAGGACTTGCCCATAGATGGTCGCGCCCCGAGCACGATCATCTCGCCCGGCGCCATGCCCCGGAGTATCCGATCGAGGTCCACAAGGCCGGTCTCGAACAACACGATGCCGCCAGCCTGGTACGCCGCCTCCGCGCGTCGGATCGCGGCATAGGAAACCGAGCCGATGTTCTCCGGCCCCCCTGACGTAGCGGCCTCGGCGATTTCGAACAGTTTCTGTTCGCCATCCTCGATCACCAACGCAGCGGAACGAGCCGGGTCGACCGTCGCGGCGTCCCGGATCAGTGCTTGCGCGGCGATCACGATCTCCCGCCGGCGCGCTAGCTCACCTATCGTCTTGGCATAGTCCGGCGCGTTGAGCACGGTAACGACCGATTGAGCGAGGCGGCTGAGGTAACTCGCGTCAATGCCGTTGGTGATAAAGACCTGGTCGCTCTTGATGATCGGCCACAGGGTCACCGGGTTGGCGCTGCGACTCTCGGTGATTAGTTGGCCGATGAGGAAGAACAGTCTTCCATGCGCCGGATGCGCGAAGTCCGATGGCACCACGAGGTCTACGACATATTCGTAGGCCCGGTTGTTGAGCATGATCGCGCCGAGTAGCTGTTGTTCGGCGTCGAAGTTTGAGAGATTGGCGAAAGGATCAGGTGGGCTCTCTTGCCCACGTAGCGGCGTAATACGGTTTTCGAATGGCAAGTCGCAACCCCCCTGGAAGTTGCTTGCCCAAGCTAAAAACGGGGCGGTCACTGAACCGCTGCGCTGCCAGGGTAAGCTCGTCCCGGTCAATAACTCGCGGAGATCAACCCACGAGCCGTGACCGCCCCATCGAGGGGAGTACACCGAGCGCTAAGGGAGGGTCAACGGCAATTAAGAGGTAGTCCACAGCATTTTATTAGGCTGTGGAAAACCTTTCCCTAGTGGGTAGGGGCTGGGCTAACACACTAGATGTTGGTCCCGTCGCCTGGCCGTTTGGGGGAACGAGCCAGGGCAACCGATGGGCCAGCCTGCAGGGGCGAGGGGCGCTGGCGAATCGACTTATCGCCGGCGCCTTCCCGCTTCCCAAGAGGGGTAACCCCTCTGCGGTACGTCTAACGGGGAGTGTGCTGGCGGCTCGACACGCCAGCACCATCTTCATTCGAAAAGCGGCCCCGGACTGGTCTTCGCGCGGTTGCGGTTCTTGGCGTTCACAGCGTGACGGTCGCCACCTTCGTAGTAGGCCAGACGCTCCCGTATATCGGCAACGTATTCTGCCTCGCGCTCGATAAGGATGGCGTCAAATCCCTCAGCGAGCGCGGCGACGCCCGCAGTACCGGAGCCAGCGAAGGGATCGAGAACTAGACCCCTCGGTGGCGTCACGAGGCGCATGAGCCAGCGGATTAGTTCTACCGGCTTTACGGTGGGATGCTTGCTACCCCATCTGTCCTCGCGTCCCGCCTTCGCCGAGAAAAAGAATCGGGATGCCGAACCGCTGTCTCCATACCACGTCACCGTTTCACCGGAAGAACGACTCTCTGCACCGTAGACGTTTCCCTGATGGCCTTTGCCGGTATCGCGCCGACTGACTTCCTTGCCGCTTGACCGTGTTCCAGCCTTGTCAAAAACCCCAATTACCTCTTCCGAGCTATCCGTGATGATATTGGCCGGCCAACGGCCACGGTCGGAAGGTATCGGGGCAGGGGTTGTGCCAGTGCGGTATTGATCTCGCGGGCGATCTCCAGGTATGCGCTCAAATGTGACGTTGTCCGCGACCTCGACCCTGCAGCCATCTATATTGAGGAATCGTGGCGCACCCGGATTGTAGGCCATCACAATCGGTTCATAGGCTGGTTTCAGCATATCTCGACGCTTCGGCCACCCTTGGCCAAACAGCCACATGATGCAGTCCTGGATGACAAAACCAGCATCCTCGATGGCGCATGCGAGGCGGTGGTGCGATCTTGGCGCGCCGAAGGCGAGCAGGAAGCCGCCCGGCCGAAGAACCCGTTTGAGGGCAATCCATGTCTCCGGATCGAAGGCGACACCCGATCCATCCCATTCGGTCTGCATGAACCCGCGCGCTATGCGCTGGTGATCGGCGCTCTTGGCGGGGGCCGCATTTGCTGCGCCGAACCGCTTGGTCATCGCTACTAGGTGATATGGGGGATCTGTTATAATTGAGTCGATGCTGTCGTCGGCGAGGGTCTTGATGACCTCGCGGCAATCGCCATGCTCTACGCGGATCATTTTGGGGCCGGGAGCGTGCGGAACTCGACTGGAATCCCAGAGTCCTTCGCGAACCCTATGCCAAAGTTCATCCCGTCGCTTATTCCGTGGTCGGTGTAAACGACGATAGCCTCGGCAACCTCAGCCCAGGCTAGGCCGGCCCTAATACCAAGAAGACGCTCATCTGGTTTCGTGTCATCTAGGATGCCGGGCTGGGTGTAGAGAAGGTGGCTGGCGATCGGTGCCTCGCCTCGCTGCAGGCAATCGCGGACGCAGAGGCTCGCATAGGCGAGGTGGGCCTCGATGTCTCCCGCGAAGGGTGACTCTAGTAGGACCCGCCTCATCCCTGCAACTCGATGATCTTCGCCGACAGCACGGCCTCGACGATCGCCCTGGGGAGATCCGGGTTGATCCCAAAGGCGAACTGCATCCCCGGCTTCTTGAGGGCCACGCGCCAGGTGCCATTGTCTTCCTCGCTGATCGAGAAGCGCCAGCCCCCGCTGCGGAGGCCCAAGGCGAGAGTGATATCAGCAAAAGGATTGCCGTAAACTGTCACGCCGAGCGCGACATCGAGCCTCGATATAATATCTAGCAAACCGATCTCAGCCTCCTTTTGGAGGAGGGCGATCACCTCGCGAGCGTACCTGATTTGCTCGTCCAGGACGGTCGTGGAACGGAGCGGTTGACCGTCGCTCGCCGACCAGCCGCAATCGTTACAGACCTGTTCGCGCTCCCCGCTCGCGTCAAAACGGACATCGAAGGAACCGCAGGATGGGCAGGTTTGTTCGGGCATCCCCGGCTCACGTTTGGACGCTATCTTAAGTCCAGGCGCCGCCAAGATATCATTGTCAGGGTCAATATCAACGTCGATATCAATAGCTGTAACTGGTGGCGTAACGACAGGCGCGACAGCGGGGCCGCCGTTTTTCGGCCACGTTCCCGACCCGCGCGCTTTGGCCGCTCGTGCTAATCCCACCTCATACGTCAACTGCTTAACCGTCCACTTGCCGGCCTCGGCGCGCGCCAGCCAATACTCCTGCTGCTCGTCATCGAAAGACGCAATTTCGCGGTGCAGGCTCCAGCTAAGGATATCCGGGTCTCGGCGGCGCTCCTTAGATATCTTGCGCGCGACCCACAGCTTTTCACGGTGCTGCTCGATGAACTTCTCGTCGATAGCTTGGGAGAAGCCTTCGAAGTTTTCGCCAAAAAGTAGGCAGTCCCCGATTCCCCAATTTATCATCTTATGCGTGGCCGTGACCTGCTGAAACACTTCAAGCCATTGCTCGAACGTCGCGCCTGGGGCGATCGTAACGCCGGTGGGGGTCCAGGTCGCGACCTGATCGGTATAGATGTCCGCGTCCGTCATGCCGCGTTGCCTCCTGGCGGCTTCTCGTCGTCGTAGATCGGCGGCGCGGCCTTGGCCGAAAGATGGACCAGCCGGGCGTGTTGGGCATCCGATAGCTTGTAGCGCTTCAATAGCCATTCCATTTCAGCCACTCCCGCAAGCGAGTTGTGATCGTAGGGCGGCGGACTCGCGCAGGCCCGGTTGTGTGGCATGCTGACGTAACGGGCGCGCTCAATCTTCTTCATGCGCGTCCCCCTCGGGCAGAGGCATGTCGTAGCCAGGAGCACCGCAGAACTCAACGTGCCGAGCGAGCCTCTCCAGTACCTGCGCCATCGGCGCGATCTGTACCCGGCATTTCGTGGCTGAGGCATCCCGATAGACATGGAGGGCCACCATTTTGGAATCGTCCTCGGTGATGCCTAGCGAATGGCGGCGGCGTGGACCAACCGGCCCCAGCAAATCTGGCACGCATTTTACGTTGTCCAGGTCAATGCCCGGCGGAAGCCAGATCGTCAACTCGAAAGGCCCGGTTATGGTTTGGCCTTTGGCCTGTAATTTGGCCTCCCAGCCGGCGTCCTCGCGCCACTTGATATAATGCACCGAGGGAACGCGATGCCTTCCGACTGTAGCGTAGAGATTGTTGGTCGATGGTGGTCGAGGAAGGAGCAGGGTGATTGTCATTTTGGCATTCCCTGGTGGAGCAAGATCGACTGCCGCGCACGCATGATCGCCCGGATGCCGGCCTCGCGGTTTCCCGTCACTGACCAGAGGCGCAGACTCAGGTCGAGAGCGTCGATGCCGAGCCTGGCCCAAAACGCTCCCTCGCCCTCTTTCGTGTGCTGGTCCGCCCGATGGCACCGCGCGCACAATGCAACGGTGTATTTGTCGTCAGGCTTCTGGCCCATCGCGTTGAGCTTCTTGAGCAAGGCATCGCTCTTTCTGACATGGGCCGCGTCGCAGGGACCGTCGCTGTCGCACGCGACGCACGGCAAGGTGCGTATCCACGCAAGGTGCCGGGACCGCAAGCCTTCCTTGGGTGCTCGGCGGTGCAGCCCGGTCTCTCGCGCTATCCGGGGGAGAGGTCTCATGCCGGCCTCAATTGGCCCGGCGCATCGCCGATAGTGCCCGCGACAAATCCATGCTCGCTCGCTTCACGGCTCCGGTTTCCTTGGTGCCTGAAATGGGCCACGACCAATCTCCCGTATTGTCGGTAAGCGTGACGGCAAGCCGGTTACACGCCTCCACAAACCTTTGGGCCGTCCTCATCGCCTCATTGAACGTGTCCCGGTTCATTGACCACCCGCCAGCCGCTTGCCGATCTCCATGAACTTCGTCGTCACGAGGGTTTCATAGCTGGGGAAGGCGTCCTTGAGTCGGCGCAGATGCACCTCGTTGTCGGCGGCGAACTTGGCCAACTCCACCGCGCTGTCGACCTGCTCCACCAACATCATGAGTGTATCACGGAGAAGTTGGAAGTTCGGTGCGCCGCCCTGCTTGGTCGGGAGATCGATCTGAAAGGTCGCCCGGCTCCAGAAATCATTCCGCTCGACTGGCATTGCTTCGGCCTCGGTCTCCGGCTCGGTCGCGCCGGGCTCTTCCTGCTCCACTTCCGGGGATGGCCCAGGCTGTTGCTCGGGCTGCTGCGCCTCCTGGGGCGTCTCCTGCTGCGGTGCGGCCTTCTTCCTCTCGGCCTTGGGCTTGGCCTCGGCCGCCTTCTTGGCCGCAACCTGTGCCGCCGCCGCCTCGCGCGCCTCGGCATAGGCCGGCCCAAGCTCAACCGACAGATCGGTGTGCCCTTGCGTGTCCAGCGCCTCGAACAGTCGCGTGTTGTTCTCCATGACCGCCCTAACGGCGGCCTCGGGGTCAGCTTGCTTCAATGCGACGACCAGGTTGTCCTGGTAGATGCGTGCGGCCCAGCCCGGCTTCTCCGAAGAAACCGAGGTTTCCTCGCCCTCGTGATCCGCTACGATAAACGGCTCGAACGCCACGTCCGTCGTCTTTCCCGAGGCGTATTTCTGCTCGAACTTGTCGAGCTTTGCCCCCGCTGCCCGAGTCGGAGCGGCGATCGGGTCGAACCAGTCGTCCGCGTCGCTCATACCGTCCTTCAACGACGCGTGGATCTTCCGCAGTTGGATGACCTGCGCCGGCCGGATCGCCTCCAAGCGGCACTGACAGCGCGCCTCGATCTGTTCACGGCTCACGCCGAACATGGAGAACACGTTGACCATCTTGAGCAGCGCGGCCGGCGACGTATCTGCCGTCGCCTTGAGGGTTTCCTCGCACTGATCTTGTGCGGCTTGGACGACATCTCCGGGCATCACCGTCAGGAGCACGGCGCGCTTCCGGCGCTGTCCCATATTCGCAATTAATTCATACAAGTCGCGCTCGTCGGTGAGTTGGTAACCGCCCTTCTTGGTATCGCGCCAGTGACGAACCTGGAACTGCCGCTCGTCATAGTAGCCAGTCTCTAAATCCCAGGCATAGGCAACGCACTCGCTATAGCCGTTCTTCTGGCGGCTCAGTTCCTTGATGCCCGAGGCGATGTTGCCCCAACGGCGCGCAATATTTTCGGCGAGCCTGATCGATGGACCGGAGATAGCAGAACCGCCACGGCTGTACTGGTAAAGGGCACTCTCGGCCAAGCCGACCCGTGTGCAGTCCTGCAGGATCAGGTCCATGCAACGGATCACGTCACGGGGGTTGGCGCGAGCGATCATCATCCGCGCCTGGACCTCTGCGACGGCGCGCTGCTGCTCGACGCTTATCAGCCCACCCCCAACGGCAGGCGCGACCTCGCCCCTTGCGCCAAATGGGTTGGAAACCTGTTTCCCAACCACAACGCCGTCTTCGTCGTGCGTGTCGCTCATGGATTGCCTCATCTTTCTCTGTGGTAATCAGCGGTTAGGCGTTAAGCGGCGAGCGGCGCTAACTCCAGCCATTGCGCGCCTGGTGCCCCCATATCAACCAATACTTGCACAACCGCTTCAGCGGTTTGGGCAAGTTCATTATCGCTGGCTGCGTCGCTGGCTGCGTAGCTGGCTGCGCTGGCTGCTGCGCTGGCTGCGCGGGCTGCGCTGGCTGCGCTGGCTGCTGCGACGCTGGCTGCGTCGCTGGCTGCGCTGGCTGCTGCGACGCGGGCTGCGCGGGCTGCGCTGGCTGCTGCGCTGGCTGCGTAGCTGGCTGCGTCGCTGGCTGCGCGGGCTGCGTTGGCTGCGCTGGCTGCTGCGACGCTGGCTGCGTCGCTGGCTGCTGCGACGCTGGCTGCGTCGCGGGCTGCGCTGGCTGCGCTGGCTGCGTCGCTGGCTGCGCTGGCTGCGTCGCTGGCTGCGCTGGCTGCGTTGGCTGCGCTGGCTGCGACGCTGGCTGCGCTGGCTGCTGCGACGCGGGCTGCGCGGGCTGCGCTGGCTGCGCTGGCTGCGCTGGCTGCGCTGGCTGCGCTGGCTGCGACGCTGGCTGCGCTGGCTGCTGCGACGCTGGCTGCGTCGCTGGCTGCGTAGCTGGCTGCGCTTAAACTTTCGGCCCGCTCGCACTTAATGGCGGCTTCTTCCAGCGCCTGAGAGTGCTTTGCGGGCATCTTCATTGACGCCGCTATCCTAAGCGCTCGCGGGACTGTCTTGTTAATAGTGAGCAAGGAAAGGCGCTTCGCGAATTCGATATCGTCGAGCGCGCCCTTGCTGCCGAGTTGAGCTAGCGCGAGCCGTTCGAGACCCTTCGCGCGCGCCTCATTGGACGACCAGCCGGCATCGTTCAGCGTGATTTTGAAGGCTCGCAGCGCTGGCGACACGCATGACGGTTCGTCGCCATGCGGTTCGCCTAGCGCAAAGCACACGGCCGCCTCGACACACATCTGCCCAGCGATCGGGTTTCCGATGCCAAATACCAAGCCCGCGCGGACGATTTCCAGAACCTTGCGCGCAACCGTGATGTCTACTGGCGCGCCGTACTCTGAGCGACTTGTTACCATGGCGAGATATGTCCTCTGTAAGAGTGCGGAAATATTAAGGTTCAGCGATTCTCGCGCCAAACACGGATAAGTTCTGTTAGCAGCGCATCAGCTTTGTGGCGACTGACCGAAATGCAGAAGATATTTCCAGCGACTGTTTTCGCCACAATCGCCGTGGGTGCGGCGCTCGCTGCAAGCCAATGCGGCGAAGCCCGTAGGATCGGATAGTTCGTCCAGTGCTTATGAGGTGCCGCGCCAGTATGATCGACGAAGATGCTCTCGGTGTATATCGCGGGGAATTCTACGCCGCCATATTTTATAAAAGGCGACATGGCGGATGGAACGACCGAGACCTCCGGAACCCATGTACGAGATTCCGCTGCGTCGGCATTATCAGCAGCAATGAAGTCAGTCAGGATTTGTTCCTGCTCGGCCTCCAAGACGGCGCGTTCCTCATTTTCTTGTTTATGTTTCTGTTCATCGAACATAGGAAAGGTAAGTCGTTTTGGTTTGTTTTCTGGGTTAACCGTCAGCGGTTTTTCGCTAACCGGCGACTTGAACGGCCACATCACTTTTCCCCGCCTTCTGCCTTGGCCTTCTTCTCGGTGACGCGGAATGAACGATATTCGCGCCGGTCATACTCGATGTGAGCCCCGGCCACCATCTTACAAGATACCGAGAAGCCGCCAATCAGCGCTCGCTCGGCGGAGTCGATGATGGTCAGAAGCTCAGCCTTAGCCGCATCTTTCTGTTCCGCCGCCGCCTTCTCAACCTGCGCCGCAGCCTTGTAGGTCGCCACTAGATCGCAGGCCCGGTTGTTCTCTCCGAGGTCGATGACCCGGCCATCCTCGACCTTGTTATACAGTTTGGAAATCGTTTCGCCGTCCTCTTCCCAATTGGGTGTGGGGGGCTTGTTGTCGGCGATCGACTGCCAGAAGGCGCGGACTTCGGCAGAGATCGCGTCTATGGTTTTCGGCCGTCGCTCGTATTCGAAGAGACGAAGATCGTTGCCGCCGACCAGGACCGCCATCACGCCCCAGGAGCGCCCGGTCAAGGCCAACTGGTGTTGCAGTTGAAGCTCGTAGGAAAGTGGAGGCTCCCCGTCCACCCAATTGCGTGTGACCAGCCAATCAGCGGTCTTGATCTCCAGGACGCCGGGGCCACGCTCGTTGGCGATGATTTCAAAATCAAGAGACGCGCCCGAGCGCGTGTCGGGGTCTGAGTAATAGCGGTGAACCTTCTGGACCTTCCATCCGGTCTTGACCGCGACGCCCTGGGCGATGGCTGGCTCCAGCAACGTACCCCACAGAACGCGACTATTATCCGACAGATCAGGCTCCGAAATCTTCCCGGCCTTCCGGTTCCAAAGCTCGAACTTGGTAAAATTTTGATGCTCGCCGAATAAGGCCGCCACTTCGGAACTCCCTACGTGCTCCGCCCGTAACGAATGCCAATGCGCCTCATCGCGGACCGTGATCGTGTTAGCCATTGCTTAAACTTTCCGATGGAGAATTAGGGGATTTATATACTTGACTACCCGACATCAGGCGGCCTCGCATATCTTTCCGGTCGCACGCTCGGGCCACTGCTCCACGTTAAGCGACCCCGGACCAATCCCGGCCCGGTGCAGAATCACCTTAGCTGCGGCAACATCGCGATCAAGGACACAGCCGCACGGGCACCGATGCACCCGTTCCGACAGTGTCTTTTTCTCGATGACGCCGCAATCAGGGCATGTCTGACTCGTGTATCGCGGGTCCACCTCGATCAGCTTGCCACCGGCTCTCTCGGCCTTGTAGCGGAGCATCGCGATCAGGCGACCCCAAGCGGCGTCGTTAACCTCCTTCGCCAGCATCCCACCGGCCAACCCCTTGATGTTGAGTTTTTCGACCGCGATCACGCCGAAGCGACGGGTCAGATCAGCGGTGATCTGATGCAGATGAGTATCCCGTGTCCGTGCGATATGCGAGTGCAGAGCAGCAACTCGCGCCTTGGCCTTGCGGCGTCGCCGCGAGTTATGTTTGCATCTCGCCAGCGCGCGGGATCTGTGCCGCAGTTGGCTTTCGGCCCGGCGCGACGGCCTTACATTCTCAATCAACTCGCCGGTCGAGAGCGCGGCCAGCGTCGATATGCCTACGTCGATCCCGATAGCTGGCCCGTTGTGTTCGGTCGCGCACGGAACCTCGACGGTCAACAAGGCGTACCAGTGGCGTCCCTCGCGCTTGACCTTGCAAGCGATCGGCTCGCTAGGCAGCGCCCGATGAAGATGCAACCGGATACGCCCGATGCCTTTCATCCGCAGACGTTTGCCGGCAACCGCCCATCCGCTGCGATCAGAAAAGCCGAACGTCTTGAACCAATCGCGGCCCTTGAACCGCGGGAAGCCCGCCTTCAATTTGCTGACCTTAACGCGCCGGAAGAAGGCGGCAAACGCGAGGTCAACCTGTTTCAGCGGCCAACGTTGCAGCGTGACTGGATAGACGGCCCACGCAGAATCAGCGCGCAACTCGGTTAGGCTGCGATACTGGTCCTGCCAGGATCGACCTTTGCCGGTCCTCCGGTAGCAATCAATCCGCTCGGCGAGACTGGCGTTGTAAAGGTCGCGAGTGTGGGAAAGGGCCGCACGCAGTTGATCGTGCTGGGCCTTCGTTGGCAACAGTCGCACCTTGAACGTGAGGATTTGTGTCGGTACGCTGTGGTCAGCCAAAGCCGGGGTCCGTCCGGTTGCGGTCAGGGTCGGCGAAGCGTTGCAAGCGCTTCCCGACCCGCCGATTATACCGGAAACGCGGCGTCGATCAAGGGTACGGGTAGTCAAGTATATAAATCCCCCTCAATGCAGTGCTCGATTACCTCGCAGGCCGAGGCAAGGGTCCTACCCAAACCGTCGAAGTCGCAAGGCGGTATGGCGTCAGCAACCTTCTTCGCGCTCTCGGCCTGTTCTTCGCTGATTTTCCCGTTCGCGCAGGCCATCAGCACGTCGATGAACGCGTCACAGGTCGCGCTGAGCGGTGCCAGGACTGCTTGCAGTTGCACGATATCCTTGATGGCGCTGCGGATCGCCCTGCGCGCCTCAGGGGTGAGGTTAACGACCAGTTCGGTCATGCGGCACCTCGTGGACAGGGAAACGGGATCGGCCCCAGGCGCAGGCAATTATCAGCCAGCCAGCGCACCGGGCCACTAGGATAGCCGTCGATCTGCACCTCTACGAAGACCACGCCGCGTTCCATCGTGTAGTAGCCGGTCATCCGGCCTACCCCGCGTAGGTAGCGGTGCTGGACACGACCGCCGAACATCATCTCCGCGTACTGGCGAAAGGGCCGGTCCCGCGTGGCGATGGGGAGGGGGTGAACCTCAGCACTCATTGTCCATTCCTGCCTTGGGAACGAGAACGCGAATGCGGGCAAGCTCGTCAACCGCTAGACCGACGTGATCGCCGACCTGGTGCGGACCAGGGTACACGCTCAGCTTCTCCAGCGCTTTCACCGCGATGTGCAGGGCACGCTCGGTCGCGGACTTGACCGGCGCGTTCAGGTAGCCGCTGGTTCCGCGTGGAACGGTAGCGGCATCGGCCTTGGCGAGCACGTCGCGCGCAATGTTGATGTGTTGACCGATTACGTTGCGAGCCAGCGACGGAAAATTAGGCGCAATGATTTTCGCGCATTCTTCAAGTGCAACCACCGAAAGTGCAACCGCCGATCCGCGCCACGCCGCGATCAATTCGTCGCGTTCTGCCAAGGCCACCAAGGCCATTTCAAGCCTGTGAAGATCGCTCCCAACAACAAACGGATCGCCCTTCAGGCGCTCGCGCAGACCATCAGACCAGCGTCTCGTGCTCATGGGGTCACCACATAACAAAGCACGAACACCGCCACGACCACGATCATGATGGCGGTGTACCCGAACCCCCGCCGCACATAGCGCTTGCGAATCGGCGGCGGCATGAAGATCGCGGCGCGTGGCGTCACGACATAGGAATCTTCGGAGAGGTCAAAATCCCACTCCGACTCGCGCTGGGCGAGGTCTTCGGGCCAGGACGGTATCTCCACATCGGGAGCGAGCGGGTAACGGGTTAGGCTATTGGTCATTGATCTCCCCCTTCGTATCTCCAATAATCCGTGGCCCAAATGTAGGATGACGCGATCAGATAGTCAAGCGGCTTGACAGTGCGAAATCCCATCCCTAGGTTAAAGAGCATGAACGGCCCCGGATTCTGGATGTACGAAACAAGCGGCACACTGCGCCCGGCTGTCGAAGCCTATCTATACAATAGGCCCATGACGACCGGGCAGATCACCAAGATGCGCCAGTATCTCGCGCAGTGGATCAACGCTCCTGTCTGGAGCGATGGGCCGGACATTGACCATCTTCGTGAGGGGATCGACGGCCTGACGACGCGTGAAGCCATCCGCGACTGGCTCGACGCGGCCGAAGACGTGGGGATCGATCCATTATGAACGTGGGCGAACTCATCGACGCGCTGGGCGGCCGGGTCCTGATCGCAAACGCGCTCGGCAAAACCCACCAAGCCGTCTCGAACTGGCGCAAGTTTAACGCCATCCCGCCAGAGCACGCGCTTGATTTTCAGGTGCTATGCCAGGACCACAGGCTGCGGTTTGATCCGGCGTGGTTTAAGCGACTGACAAATGCCGAACGCGCGCAAGTTTAATGCAGGAGGACATATAATTTATGGCGGCGAATCTCGAAGGCGGGTCAATGTTAAGGGTCAAGGTAGAAACAGTGAGGCCAGGGATGCATCCGAGCGAGGTCATCGTGGCTGTCACTACCGCTGACGGATCGAAGGAGGGGCTTATCGTTGACAGACGATCGCTGCGTAGCAATAGCGTTCGTATTGGATATCCCGTAGGGGGTGATGACCAAAATAACTTGCTTGTAGAACTACCACGCGAGACATTCCGGGGCGAGAGACG